ATATGAGTAAAGAATTAAAATGGGGTACTATTATTCCTCTTATTGGAGGTAGTGCCATAGGTTGTAAAAAATCTGCAGGTAATGAACCGGCTTTTCATTTAAGCTATGAAGCATTTGCTGCAAACGAAAGCCATATTGAAAGATATTGGCCAGATGTACCAATGTATAGACTAGATCATGAAGAATTAGAAATACCTAATCAAACATTCGAAGGTGTTGATTATGTAAATTCAGTCTGTCCATGTGCAGGCTTATCCTTATTGAATTCTGCTAGTGGATCTGCTGCATCGCGTGGATCTGATGCTGTTCAAAATAAATGGATGTATGAATCATCTGAATATATTTTAGAACATGTAAAACCTAAAGTTCTTTGGGGTGAAAATGCCCCAGGCCTTTTTACTAAAATGGGAGAAGGTGTAGTAGAAAGACTTAGAGAAATTGCAGAAAAACATGGATATAGTTTTTCTCTCATTAAGACCAATACAGAATTACATGGTATTCCACAGAGAAGAATGCGTACCTTTTACTTCTTTTGGAATACACCAACAGTTCCAATGTTAGAGTGGAAGTTTAGAGAAAAGAAAAAGCTTATTGACTATCTTAACGAAATACCTGAGGATGCTACACAACAAGACATGTTCATGGTACCTGGAAAGGTCACTGATCATTTTAGACCGTATGAGTTTGTTTTAGAAAAAGAAGGCTTAACTCATGCCGAATTTTCTGCTAAGTTTAAGAAAGGTACTATTGCACAGTATCTTGATAAGAATGAATTACTCGATGAATGTATTGACTGGTTAGATAAACATTATCCAAAAGAAGGTTTTTCCAATAAGAAGTCAACTAAGACATTTATTGATATGTTGGAGCATCAGAAGAATAAAGTAAGTCAAGGGCTTGGGTATTGGGATGCATCGCCACATTTTTTCCATGATTCTTTTTCTGCTCTGATTGGTCGTAATATGTTTAATGGTGTTCATCCTGTAGAAAATAGATATCTTAATGTAAGAGAGATGCTTCATTTAATGGGTCTTCCTTTAGATTTTGAAATTGAATCTTCTCGCCAAGTTAATCATATTGCACAAAATGTACCAGTTACCACTGCTATGGATATGGCCGATGAGGTGAAGAAGTTTTGTGAAGGTAATGCAAAAATGACAAATTATACATTCCTAAAACAAGATAACACTAATCATAAGATTATTGAAGCAGAAGAAATTGGAGCTAAACCAAAAAAGAAGTATAAAGTAAAAAGTATAATTTAATTATGAAAGATAAAGCTTTAGCCATCGGCGTATCCAGTCTAGAGTTTACTAATATCTTATGTAGTTATTATCCTAGAGGAGTTAAAGAGAAGTTTGACATTTATCTGTTTGTGGATGATACTAAAATAGACCTAGATAAACTTAGTGGTATTTTTGAAGAACATGATTTGGATATATTTAAAAATGCCAAAATTATTATTCTTAATGATCTTTATGACCATTACATTGAGAAGCATGGTTATGAAGGTAAAGCAAAGGAATTTCTTTTAAGTCATGGTTGCTTATTTAAGATCTTAATGCCAATTTATCTTAAAGAAAAATTTGGAGTAAAGAGAACTCTTGTATCTGATGATGATGTATTTATATTAAATGATATAAGTTACATGTGGGATGAATATAAAGAGTTCGGTATCAAAAAGGAAAATCTATTTTACATTAGAAACAAGGATAAGTATGATGTAATGGATGCTTTTAATGAAATCTTTGAATCTGATTTTACATTAGAGCAAATGAATGCACTTTCTATAAATGCAGGTAATATCATATACGGAGACGATCCTAAGTTAGAGTATTATTTTGAAAGATTTATGAAGCACCCATTTATTCATCATCTTTACTTTAACTTTACAGGATATACAAGCTGGACAGTTGAGCAGAGATTCCACCACTTTAATATTCATAGATATTTAGCAGAAGGGAGAAAGGTTAAATTTACCAATAGTAAAGATTTAAGACTTATGCAAAATCTTGATAAAGGAATGAAGGCAGGTACTCCTGATGAAAGGTATCTTAAACAAGTAACTCCTTCAATTATTCATTATGCTATAGGTACAAAAAAGCCTTTATGGTTGAGAGATTTTTTACCAGGTTTATCATGGAAATTTGATGGTTTTCAATATGAACCTAAATATGAATTAAAGGGTATCTTGTATAATAAAGATTGGCAACCACCTTCTTTTAAGAGTGTACAAAAGAAACAAAAAGAATTTAAAATTAAGTCAGTATTCTAATGGATAAGATAACAACAGCTACATTTAAAATGGATAAAGGAGATATGGTATTTCGGCTTTATGAAGAAACACCAATTCATACTGGGGCATTCATTAATAATGCAAAAACAGGTCAATTTAAGGGAATTGAATTTTATAGAGTAGAACCTAACTTTGTAATACAGAGTGGTCCTAAAGAAGCCAATGGGCGTATGTGGGATGAAACAAAACCACCTAGAAGAACAAAAGATAATAATACGCATTTCTTTGGCGTATTAAGTTCTGCTAATTCAGGACCAGAACATTCATCAATAGGTGTCTTTTTTATATCTCTAGGAAGATGGAGAGGGCGAAGTTTGGATGAAGCATATACATCATTTGGTCACATAATTGAAGGGTGGGAACATCTTGAAAAAATTGAAAAGGGTGACATTATTAATGATGTAATAATTAGAGAGTATACATTAAACTAAGTAACTAATATCAATATAATAATAAACAAAATTTATTTTCAATGGAAACAACAATTAACAAAATTGACGGTTATGAATTAAGTTCATTCGTCCGCAAACTACTTCCAATTGACAAGTTTATCTTTATGAAGATTGCAAAAGAAGGAACTGTTTCTTCTGTCTATTTTCCTGAACGAGATGCTGTTAAATTGGTTAGCACACCAACTAAAGATATCTTTGAAGCAGATATTGATAATCCGGTAAAAGTAAGCTTCTATAACGGTACTAAAGTTATTGATGCGTTAAGCCATTTTAATGGTGATGTAAAAGGTCGTATTAAGTATACTGAATATGACGGAGAATACATGGCAAGTGATTTTATTTTAGAGAATGATGATCTTCAAATTAATCTTGCATGTACCGATCCATCATTATCATTTATGGAAATGAGTAAAGAAGAAACTGACCGAGCATTTGGAACTGAATCTAAGATGTTTGAATTTGATCTTCTTACTACTCATGTAGATAAAATGAAATCATTGTTTAACCTTGATAAAGAAGAAGATATCTTTACTCTTTGTATTGGAGAAAAAGGTATTAACATTAAAGGTACTTCATACGATGCTACACTTTGTCACTCATATGATTCATCTGTTGAAAAAGGTGCAAAGGTTGTTATCTATAAGAAATACATAAACCTTTTAGATAAGGAAAACTATAAAGTGAGTGTATGTGAAAATAAAGTTGTTTTCAAATCGTTGGATACTAACACTCATCTTACTGTGGCGGTTGCCATTACAGACGAAGATTAATCCCGTCTATCTAAGGGCATCTAATTAAGTTTAGGTGCCCTTAAACTTTTTTAATCTTTACCTTATAAAAATAAAAATGACAGAGGAATTACAGCAAATAAAAGAAGAAGCATCAAAGTATTATAATTATGAACAAGCTGTAAAGCTAATGCTTAACTCTATTTACGGTGCATTTGGTAATCCTTATTTCTATTTCTTTAATGTTGATATAGCCGAAACTATTACCCTTCAAGGTAAAGATGCTATCCTATATACTGAAAGACTTATTAACAAATATTTTAAAGAATATTGGCATAAAGATACTGCTGCTCACCAAGCTATGGGAATAACAGTAACTGGTAAAATTGAAAAACCTGTTGGTATTTATATTGATACTGATTCGGTATATGTAAAGTTTGAGGAACTAATTAAAAAATCTGAAGGGTGGGAAGGTGATGAAAAAGAATTCATTTTAAAGTTATATGAAGTAAGACTTAAAGCTTATATAGAAAAAATTCTACAGGTGTATGCTGATAATAATAATGCAGAAAACTTTTTATCATTTGAATTAGAAAGTATTGCTAAGAATGCAATATGGCTTGCCAAGAAAAAGTACATGCAGAATATTGTTTGGAAGGATCCGGATATTCATTATGATGATCTTTCTAAAATTAGTTCTAAAGGATTTGAAATTATACAGTCATCCACTCCAATTTTTGCTAGAGAAAAACTAAAAGAATTGCTAACATATATATTTTCGGCTGGTGAATTAGATATGGGTAAATTTGCAAGTCAACTTAAAGATATTAAAAGACAATTTAGATTAGCAAATGTAGATCAAATCAGTTTTTCACGAAAGGTTAATAATTATCAACGATATATAGTAAACGATTATGATACATTTGAAGTTGCATCTAAATGTCCAATTGGGGTAAGATCTGCAGGTTATCATAATTACCTATTAAATAACTCCAGTGTGAAAGGAAAATATCAGCCACTAGGAAACGGCGAAAAATGTAAAATGTACTTTTCTGTAGATTCATCCTGCGATGTATTTGCATATGCTCCTGGTGATTATCCTTATGAATTTGCCCCTAAGGTAGATTATGATAAACAATTTGAAAAGACAATATTGGATCCAATAAATCGGGTTGTAACTGCGATGGGATTTAAGGCCTTTAACAGAAACATAATTTATACCACCAATCTTTTCTAAAAAATAAACATAAATATGAAAAAGAGTTTTAGAATTCACGTACTAGGTCTTCCACATACTATAACCAATGAAGACTTTGTAGCATGCGCCTATACACAAAAGGCCTGGAAATTTTGTAAAATGATGGCTGGAAGAGGTCATACAATTTACCATTACGGTCATGAAGATTCGGACACCATGGCAGATGAAGATGTAACAGTTATTACTAATGAGGTATGGGAAGAGGTTTATGGTACTCATGATTACAAGAGTAAATGGTTTAAGTATGATATGAATGATAAAGCATATCAAACTTTTTATAGAAATGCAATTAGAGAAATTGATAAAAGAAAACAACCAGGAGACATCATTCTTCCGTTTTGGGGAGCAGGTGTAAGACCAATTTGTGATGCTCACCCAGACCTTTTAACAATAGAACCTGGTATAGGATATGCAGGTGGTCACTGGGCACCTTATAAAATATTTGAATCTTATGCAATTTATCATGCATATTGCGGACTTCGTAATGTTGGGGCATGTGCACAAAGTAACTATGATATAGTAATTCCTAATTATTTTGATTTAGACCAATTTGAATATCAAGAAGAAAAAGAAGATTACTTTCTTTTCTTAGGAAGAGTTTATACTGGTAAAGGGGTTCATATTGCTCAACAGGTTTGTGAAGCCGCTGGGGTAAAACTTAAAGTTGCTGGTCAATTAGACCCTTCGTATGAAAATTATAAATGGCCAGATCATGTGGAATTTGTAGGATATGCAGGCGTTGAAGAAAGAAAAGAGCTAATGAAAAATGCAAAAGGTTCTTTCTTGGCATCCCAATATCTTGAACCGTTTGGTGGAGTACAGATTGAAAATCTCTTAGCAGGGACTCCTACTATATCATCTGATTGGGGTGCCTTTACTGAAAATAATATTGAAGGCGTAACAGGCTATCGCTGTAGGACGTTTGAAGACTATGTAAGAGCAGTTAAAAACATACAAGAAGGCAAGATAAAATCAATAGATTGTAGAAAGCATGGAGAAAAGTTTTCATTAGAAGCAATAGCCCCAATGTATGAAGACTTTTTTAGAAAGGTTTCTGATATACATTCAGGAAGAGGTTGGTATGAAATATGGGATGATTCATTGTATACATCTAAATGGATAGAAAAGCAAAATCTTGAAAATGATTAATGTTCTATATTTTGGTGATTGCTCTGCTGGAGCAATGGGAATAATTCATCGTGATATTAAATCTATCATTGATGAAAAATACCCAGATATTCAATTTAAGCTAATGGATTGGGCAGAAAAAGATAATTATGTTTATCTTTTTAACCAAAGAGGATGGAAGAATTATGATCTTATTATAGTTGATCCTTATATTGCAAACGTATTAAATAACGGTTGGCTTTTTAAAGATTTACCTATAGAAGAACAAAATGAACTTAAAGATAAGTTTATTCCAGTTTATCATCATGAAGTAGATGTACCTGCTGATCATTTTAATCATGGATGGTATGAAGATTGGTTTACTACACCATTATGTAGTATTAATCCTTATATAGTAGATCAACTTAGATCTAAGGGTGTTGAAAGTTATCTCTTACCTATCGGTGTAAATAGAAAGAGATTTTACCCATTTAAACAAATTACTCAAATCCAAAAGGTTGGGTTTGTAGGATCTTCGCCTAAAGAAGATTGGCAGTCTATTAAAAGACCTAATATGTTTCATGAAATATGCAATAAAGCTAAGGTATATCCTGTAACTATTACCGGGAGGAATAACGATAAGAATATGTACCATGATGTTGATCTAGTAATATGTACATCCTCGGCTGAAGGAAATCCTATGTCTTATTTAGAAACAGCTGCTTGTAAGATACCTTTTATTTCAACTAATGTAGGAATTGTTAGATATTATGATACAGTTAAGAAATTCAAAACTGTCGATGAAGCTGTTAAAATTATTAGTGAATTTATTAATAATCCAATGCTTATTAATGAATATGTATCTAATGTACATGATGAAATATTTCCTGATAAGGATTGGGAATCTATTATAGAAAAATTCTGGGTACCTTATTTTAAAAAAATGAGTAATTAAAACAACTTAACATTTTTCTATATAATAATAAAATAAAACAAAATATGGGTAAAGAATTTTCATTCGCAGATTTAAACAAGGAAATGTCAAAACACTCCACATACGGAGAGACATTGGATAAATCAAGCATTTCAGAAATTGATCACTTTATACCTACCGGAAATTACCACCTTAATGCATGTTTAACAGGATCCTTATTTGGAGGTTATCCTAATAATAGAGCAGTTGCATTGGCTGGGCCTTCTGGTACAGGTAAAACTTATCTTATTCTTAATGCTGTTAAACAAGCACAGGAAATGGGATATAGTATTGTATTCTATGATTCTGAAAATGCAGTAGATAAAAAGTTGGTTGAAAAATTTGGAATAGATCCTAAAAAATTCCGTTATGAACCATGTAATACTGTTCAAGAGTTCAGAAGTTCTGTTACTGCATTAACTGATCTTTTGATTGATCAAAAGAATAAAGGTGCTGAATTACCTAGAGTCTTAATTATATTGGACTCTGCAGGTAACCTTGCAACACAAAAAGAAATTGATGATGCCAAGAGCGGTAGTGATAAGGCTGATATGACGCGAGCTAAATTGCTTAAATCTACGTTCCGTATTCTTATGACCAAATTAGGCATCATAAAGGTTCCTTTCTTATTTACAAATCATACATACCAAACACAAGACCTGTTTTCTCGCCAAGTAGGTGGAGGTGGTACTGGTCCTGAGTATGCTGCTTCCATTATTCTTTTCTTAGGTAAGGCAAAACTTAAAGACGGTGTTGAACAGACTGGTATTATTGTAACTGCAAAACCTAATAAAAATCGCTTTGCTAAACCTACGCCAATTAAATTCCACATTTCATTTAATAAAGGTATGAATCCTTACATTGGATTAGAGGAGTATATCAGCTGGGATACGTGCGGTATTGAACGTGGAAGGTTTATTAATCAAAATGCATATGATAAACTTAACGAGACGGGTAAAGCAGAATGCCGAGAACATACATATGAAAAAGATGGTAAAGAAGTAACTATTTATTTCCAACCTGCAGCAACTGCTCGTAAGATCTGTGTAGCTCATCTTAACGATACTGTTGATCTTAATCAATTATTTACTCCATTAGTTATGACACCGGAAGTTTTACAAAAGCTTGAACCGGTAGTCGCCGAGAAGTTTAAATATGGTGAAGAAATTGATGTAGAGAATTTAACCGAAATGCTTGAAGAAAATGCTGAAGAAAACGATTGATACTGCTAAACTTAAAGTTAAGCACGTATTAGGAAATCATACAGCATTACCAACATACCCTGATTCTGAAGATGTTATTTTTGAATTAATACGTGATTACTGTGGTAAGGTAGCAAAAGAGATAAAGTTTACTAATGTATCTTTACAGAAAAAGTATGACCTAACCGATGAAAGAACGAATGAAATAATCATGAGTCTTAGGAGAGATAAGATTATTGATGTATCACTTTCTAATTCTGCTTATACTACATACGAGGTTATTAAAAATCCGTATGAATAAACTAAATATAGTTTCCACTATATAAAAATAAACAAAGATGAAATCAAGTACAGATCACGAAAAAATATTCTTTAACTATTTTCTTAAGAAACCACATTATCTAAAAAGCACAGGACCGGGTTTCTTTTCCAACAGTGATCTAGATCATATTGCAAAATTAGCAAAGAATTTTTATATTAACTTTGGGGAAAGTCCTTCACGAGAACAAATGAAGGCTTTAGTTAAAGATGATCCTAATGAAATCCCTGGTGATATTGTAACAAGTATTTATAATATTAATATTAATGAATATGACCAGGATTGGTTAAAGAGAACTGGTGAGTCTTGGGTTAAATGGAAACACTTTGATAAACAATTAGTAAGAACTATTGAGTATGTAAAAACTCAAGATGTTAGCCCGGAAAATGTTGAAGATGTAGTAACCCGTGCAATTGGTATGATCTCTACTGAAGGATCATTAAACTTTGATACTGATACTGGATTAGACTTCTTTAATCCTGAGCACCACATACAGAGAACATCTAAAAAGATTGAAACCGGTTGGACTTTTGTAGATAATGTTTCTGGTGGTGGTTATGATACGAAATCTCTCATTGTATATGCCGGTGAACAAAACATTGGTAAATCTATATGGTTGGCAAATGATGCCGCTAACTTCGTTAGAATGGGTCATAATGTAGTATTCATTTCAGCTGAGATGTCTGCACAAAAAGTACTTAAGAGAATAGGTTCTAATCTGTTAGATATTTCTATGATGGAATATGATAATAAAACAGGTAATCGTGAATTTATGAAAAGAAAATTGGAAAGAATTTCTAGGGGATTACTTCCACCAGGAAAGCTCTTTATAAAAGAATTTCCAACTTCTCAAGGTACTGTTCTTGATATTGAATCTTATCTTAAAGATTTAGAAGAAAGCCAAGATCATAAAGTAAATGTTTTGGTAGTTGACTATATTAATATTCTTGCAAATTATAGAAATCCAAATACTGAAAATACTTATATGAAGATTAAACAAATTGCTGAAGATCTTCGTGCTCTTGCTGTTAAAAGAGATATGTTAGTAATTTCAGCAACACAAATTAACCGTGGCGCATGGGATGCAACTGAAGTAAGAATGGAAAACATCGCAGAATCTGCAGGTCTTGCGCATACTGCAGATGTTATGTATGCATTGATTCAAGATTCAATGATGCATGCAAATAGAGAATATTGGTTAAAGGTATTGAAGATTAGAGATGGGCAAGGAAAAGGGTCAAGATGTCGATTTAATATCGATTATGATCATATGAGATTAACCGAAACTGATGACATAAATTAAACATACTATGTGGGGAAAAAAGAAAATACCAAAATTAGATGAAAATGGCAAAGAAATAAAGCCATCATTAGCAGACAAAGATAAGATCTTTAACAACACTTACGGTGAACAAGATGTAACTGAAAACCGAGTAAACTTTACAGTTTCTTCCACATACCTGGATGATATGGATCCAGATGATAAGATGCATTATGAACTTCTAATTAAAAAGATTGATAACTTAATTAAAGGTAGTGAATATGAGCATCTTAATGAAGCCACACCTGACGGAGTTATTAAAAAACTAAATAAAGTACAGATTAATAAAGTATACTCTTATGTAATTGAACATGTTGGTGAAGGTTATACAAGAGTAGATTTATTCAGTGTTATATCAGATTACTTTGATGTATTCCCTAACAAGTTTTATAATTCTCTTTCTAATAAATTTAAGGATGAACTTATTAAAGAATTAGACGATAAGTATAATATCCTAGAAAAAAGAAAAATAAGAAAATTATTTTAACATGGCAAGAATTTGGATGGTTAGTGATTCTCACCTTGGGTGTAGATCAAATTCAGTTTTATGGCTTAACATCATTGAAGATTACTTCTTTAACTTTTTTATACCATTAGTTAAAAAGGAATACAAAGAAGGTGATGTTCTTTATCATTTAGGGGATGTGTTTGATAATCGCCAAAGTATTAATTTAGCTGCACAAGATTTAGGAATTAGAGTTTTTGAAGAATTAGGAAAAATATTTCCAGACATCCATATCATTGTAGGTAATCATGATATAATGAGAAAGAACTCTAATGATATTGCATCAGTAGACTGTCTTAAATATATTCCTAATGTTACCGTTCATAAAGAACATAAGATCTTACAATATGGAGATGCTAAATGTTTACTTATGCCATGGCGGAGAGATCATAAACATGAAAAAGAAACATTAGATTCTATCACAGAAAATATTGACTATATGTTTTGTCATACTGAAACTCGCGGTGTTCAAACTAGTCCTAGTACAAAACACCTCCATGAAGGTGGTAATGATGTTTCAACCTTTAAGAGATTTAAGCGAGTTTACTCAGGTCATATTCATTATAGACAAGATAAACAGAATTTTGTATTAGTAGGAAATCCTTACCAAATGACAAGATCTGATCGTGATAATCAAAAAGGTATCTATCTATTGGATTTAGATACTGGAAAGCACCAATTCTTTATGAACAAGAGGAGTCCAGTATTTATACGGTATTATATTAATGATATCTTAGAGATGAGAATGGAGGATATAAAGAGAGAAATAAAGGATAATTTTGTGGATGTGTTTGTGCCATCAAATATCTTAGGTAAGTATAATATTAATAGATTCATGGATTACCTTGATGGTGTTGCCAGAAAATTAGAACCAAGAATTTATGATGAGGATAACCCATACGATAGAGAAGATGGGGAAATGTCAGATTTTAACGGAGAATTGAATTTAATGAATATTGCCGCAGAGTATATCAATTCATTAGATTATGAAGAGGATTTAAAGGAAAGACTAAAACTGTCAGTCCAAGAACTATATAAAACAACACTATCACCTAACTATGAAGATTAACAAAGTAGAGTTCAAAAATTTTGCAAGTTACGGTAACCGAAAGCAAGTAATAGAATTTAATAAAAACAAAAGTGACCTATACTTAGTACTAGGTGGAAATGGTGCAGGTAAAAGTACTTTAGCAAAAGTGATAACATATCTTTGTTATGGTAAAGTTGAAGGTGCCAATCTTAAAGACTTACCTAACAGAGTAAACAGTGAGCTTTGGGGTAAAATTTGGTTAGAGTCAAAAAATAATTCTATTGAGATTGAAAGAGGTATTAATCCTGGGGTATTTAATGTAAAGATTAATGGCTCCGAATATGATGTTGCAGGTAAAACAAATCTTCAAGACTTTTTAGAAACTGAAATTTTTGAAATTCCTTATCATGTATTTAAGAATGTAATTATTCTATCTGTTAATGACTTTAAGTCTTTTATTACAATGTCTCCTTACGATAAGAAGCGAATCATTGATAAGATCTTTGGCTTTTCAATTATTAATGAAATGGCAGAAGCTGTTAAAGAAAAGAGGAGAAGCATAATTGAAGAAATCAGAACTTATGAAGATGAAATCCGAACTCTTAATGATTCAATAGATTCTGTTTTAGAAAAAATTGAACATTTTGAAAAGATAAGTAAAGATAAAGATGCTGAAAAGGTTAAAGTCCTCAAAGAAAATCTAGTTACTTTAAATGGTCAAAGAAAAAAGTTATTAGAGATAACACAGTCAACTAAAGAAAAACTAGAAGAGATGGATTCTTATTCTCGTAAAAAGAATAATGAAAAATCAAATCTTAATTCTAAAATTAATACTGTAAAAAAGGAACTTAAGCTTTATGAAAACAATACATGCCCAACATGTACAGCACCTCTTAATTCAGATTTTCATTTAGACATTAAAAAGGAAAAGGAAGAAAAATTAGATTCCTTGTTTTCTCAATGGAATGGTATTAAAGCAGATGCTGAAAAGGCAGAAGCTGATCTTACTGACCTTCGCCAAAAAGGAAGAAAGATCCATGTAAAGGTTGGTCAGTTAGAAACTCAAATGGAATCTATTAAGGATAAGTTAATTGAACTTGCTGATAAGGATGAGTCTGAATCATCTTCTCACCTAAAGCAATTAGTAAAAGAATTTACTGATAAAAAATCAGATAAGAATGAAGGTAAGCTAAAAAGTGAAGGTGAAGATTATTACTTAACTATCCTAGAAAACATTATGGGAGAAGATGGTATTAAGAATTTAGCCGTAAGATCTATTCTTCCTTCATTTAATAATAATATCCTGTTAATGGGAAGAGAAATGGGAATTCCATTTGGTATTAGATTTAATGAAAAGTTTTACTGTTCTCTCCATCATCTAGGTACAGAAGTTAGTCCTAAGACTTTAAGTACAGGTGAAAGAAAGAAAGTTGATTTTGTAATTATCATGGCTTTAATGAAAATGATAAAGGTTAGGTTCCCTTCTCTTAACATTTTATTTTTGGATGAAATCTTTTCTTCTATTGACAATGACGGTGTACATCATATTATTAACATTCTTCATAATACTATTCAAGATATAGGATTAAATACATTTGTGATTAACCATACCGTTTTACCTAGTGAATACTTTGATAAGAAAATTGAAATTACAAAAGATGCAGGCTTTAGCGAATTTAACATTGAATCTATTGGATAAATAGAATATAAAATAGATCTATTGAATGTCTGCCTATAATCAAGAGTACAATAAGGATAATACTATATTAAGATACCTAGTCGTATCTATGTTAGCCGAGCTAAGTAAAAAAGTCTATTACTACAATCAGATAGATGAAGATACTTTAAAGAAGATAGATGTTCCTTTCTTTTATTCAATTTCTGGTAATGAAAGATTCTTATTAGACAATTTTATGTATGATGCTGAAGCTGCAGGTAAAGCAATTGGTGACTATGAAGTTGTTCCTAGAGGAATTGTTCAGATGAATTCTATGGCAATTGATTCTTCTGCCCAAACTAATAAATTTACAAGAGCTGAGTTTGTAAGAGAATGGAATGGGATACTTAAAACTTTTTCATTAGAAACAAATTTCTTACCTATAACCATGGGATTTGGTGTAACTCTTATTTGCTCAAATAACTTGGAGATGTTAAAGGTTACTGAATCTGTAATGAATAAGTTATATAAAGGTACCTTATTTAGTTGTGATTTAGGTATGATGAGAGTCCAGGCAAGTATGTCTGTGCCTGAGGACTATTCACAAGATAGGTTATTTGAATGGGGCTTAAATGACAAGAAAGAGTTCCAAGTAACTTTTGATATTGAACTAAAATCATTTATGCCTGTTTTTGAGAGTGGTATACTTCTTTCAGAAATAGACTTTTTAACCAGAGAAGCAATTAAGAGTAATCCTACTGCATCTGGTGTAGGACAATTAAGATCTAATGCAGAAGGTGAAATAGGAATCTATTTCGGTGGAGTATTCCAAAAACTATTAACTAGTCAAGATAATATCCTTAAGGCACCAGGTAAAGATGTTCAAAGCAATCTTTCATACTTTGATCCTAACAGTGTTAATACCGGGGGACCGTATAGTGAAAGCGAAATTAATAGTTCTAAGCCTAATCCAGAAACAGAAGCAAGTAGGAGTTATAGAAATGCTAATGCAGAAGGTGGTCCAGAAAATTCAGGACTAGGGACGGCAGATAATTAACTCAAAGATCTTAGAATATATAAAACAAATCAAATTCAATAATATGGATAAAGTTATTAAAGAAGGGCAGACACAGGTTTACATGAACGGTGGAATTGATCCACAATTCGGTGTAAATACTGATGCTCCTTACCTTAATGCACCATCTAAGCAATTATTAGAAATAGTTGCTACTCTCTTTTCACAAAGCGGAAAGACTAAATTAGATGGAAGAAACGGTAAGGTAATTGAAGAAGGTGGAATGAAAGAATCGCAGGTTCTTTCCATTTTAGTAGGAATGGGAATTCCTCAGCAATTAGCAATGTCTGCAATAGCAACCTTTAAAGGAAACCAAGGAATTATAGAAAATAACAACAAACAAAAAAATCATAACAAAATGAAATTTACAATTGCTGAACTGTATGAAAATGTTATGAAGAGCATTGCGGCCTTAAATGAAATGAATTCTGATAACTCCAGAGTTTCTTATACTGCTAAAAATGCCCTTAACATTTTAGAAGAATCTCTTAAGGCATTCCCAATGAGATTTAAAAGTGAAGAAGCTGAAGTAATCAGTGAAGAAGTAGAAAACAGTGTTAACCCAATACTTAAGTTTAACATTGCAAAACAACTTCACAGAGACTTGGCATCTTCTGATTGGATTAATCCAATTAGAGAATTAAGATCTTATATCGAAGGCGCTTACGCTGATACTAAATGGTCTTTCAGAATTTCTGAAGCTATTCAAAGAGCAAAAGGTCAAAGAGGTAAATTATATGAAGGATTGGTAAATGATTTAGAAGGTCTTTTAACAGAGTCTTCTGATTCTATTAAAACTAAATTCTCTGCCCTTTCTTCTAAGAACCCATGGTATTTGGAAGGTAAGTCAATTGTAAATGAAATGAAAGCAGAAGATAATAAAGCTACCGCAAATGGTGGTGGAACTATTTCTACTACGCTTTCACCAGTATTGGAATCTGCTGAAGGTTTAACTTTCCACTTACACGGTAAAAATTATATCTTCAACGGTAAAACTATTACTGAAGCTGAGGTTAAAGATTCAAGATTCTTTGATGTATTAGAAGGATTAGGAATGTTTAAGAACACGGATAATACTTTAGTTACATTTGGTGAAAGCGGTAAAACTTTAGAATACAGCTTAACTGAAGGTACTCTTAAGCTTGGCAATGTTGATTTATCAAATTCAAGTATTATTGAATTAAAAGAAGCTCTCCTGGCAAACAACTTCTTTGGTTACAGAAACCAATGGAAGATTGATAATGTATGTAAATTCTTTGAATCAATTGATCTTCTTGCTGAAATGGATAATTTCACTACAATTACTTCAAATGAGTTTACTAACTTATTCTTAACCATGATCGCTGTTGAAGAAGGAATTTATGTTAACACCGTAAATTCTGCAATGCACTTAAACGAAATGAAACTCATTTCTTCTGCAACCGAAACGGTTAAATTGGTTAAAGAATTCATTAACTATGACGCTTCTCCAATTCTTTCTGAAAGATTAATTGCTGAAAACAATGAAGCTGCTAAAGCTGAAAAGGTAAGAGCTACTATTTCTGACCGAATTTCTTTCTTAGAAGAAAAGAAGTCTAAGGTAAAGGACGCTATTAATAAACTTGGAGAAACTGAAGAACTTACTGAAGCTATGAATCTTTTAGATGAAGAAATCTCTAAGTTTGAAAAGGAGCTCCAGGAAAGTTATGTAGTTGAAAAAAAAAGTCGTAACGAGTTACTAGACGACGGTTTTGTTGAAGCTGAAGTTAATAAAAACGGAAATGGTCTTAGAAAAGGTCAAGAAGTTTATGTAAATGCCGAAGACTATACTTCTCTAGGTGATAACGATCAATTAGAATGTATTGACTTCAAAACCAGTAAATCTACAATCTGCCCAAAGGGACAACTTAACGTAAAGATCTAACCATCCACATATTAAAGAGCCGATAGTGATAATAAACTATCGGCTTTTTTTGTATATAATAATAAAATAAACCTAAGTGATGGCTAGAAAGAGAAACTACTTAAATAATAGAGATTTGCTGGAGGAGATTAGACTATCCAAAGAGCAAGATGAATTAACACCAAAGGCATTAGAATTCTTAATGCTATTAGCAGATAAATGTTCAAGAAAATTATCATATGCAAACCCAGATGACAGAAACGATTGTATAGCTTATGCTTATATGGATCTTTATCGTTATTGGAGAAACTTTAATCCAGAAAAAAGTACAAATGCATTTGCTTATTTTACTGAAATTGCAAAAAGAGGCTTTGCTAAAGGGTGGAATAAATTACATCCAAAGAAATATGCAGGAACTGTATCAATTAATGGAAGTGCGGACAGTGATGGCATTTACACTATCTAAGATACATGAGTATAAAGAAGGTAAAACCAACAGCAAAATCAGGATTTAAACAAGGATATTATAAACCTCATAATCCTAAAAAGTATATGGGACCTGGTCCTATAATATACCGTAGTAGCTGGGAAAGAAAGTTTTGCCATTGGTGTGATCATAATGAAGATGTTATACATTGGATCTCGGAACCTTTTTCTATAAAGTATTTTAATATCTTAGATAAAAAATTTCATAATTACTATCCAGATTTTTATGTTAAGATGGATAAAGGTGGTATAATTGAAGAATATGTTGTTGAAATAAAACCAAAAGCTCAATTACAAAAACCTAAACCACCTAAAAGAAAGACTGCAAAGGCTATGAAAAATTTTCAGTATGGATATGAAACTTATGTTAGAAACCTTTGTAAAACCGAAGCATTAAATAAAGCAGCCGAATTAAGAAACTTTAAAGTAATGCTTTTAACTGAAGACTCAAAATTATTCTAATGGCAATAATAGGATCATTTACTGAAGATTTGGATATTTACCTTACAGAAAATAGAGGTCGTACTGGAGCATCTAAAGCATCTGCAAACGATTTATATAAAGTAGGTGTAAAAGATACTGGCGTTTTAGAAAATGGAAAAATGTATTGCTTTGAATATTTTACACCTGACGAAACCTTTTATGATACTAACCCAATCGTTTTGGGACTAGGTAAAAGTATAGATAATCATCAGCTTGGAATAAATTTACATTACATTCCTTATGAAGCAAGAATACCATTTCTTACTGATGTAGTTAGATCATTTCAGAGTGTTATAGCCCAACAGCTAAAAGGTGCAACTGGAAATCCTAAATCGCAAGGTAGTCTTAAAGAATTTACTTATGATAATTTAAAGTCTTCGTTGGCAAGAAAATACAATCTTAAGTATGCAATAAGACAATACAGATTAGATAGAATTAGAAAACCTAAAGTATTAGGTTATGAAGATTGGTACATTGGTGCTGTTAATAACCAAAACAAATTTTTTGGAGGAAACATTAACGAGGCACAAGCATTATATTACAAGAATATATAAACAATAAAAGATAAAACAATATGGCAGGATTTACTGATAGGAGAGGACCATTAAGTACAGGTAATCCAGTAAGAAAAATATTAAAAGATCTTTCTAACTTAGGAATGGCCTATGATGATATGATCATCCGCAATTCCCGTGCAGTAGGTTTTACTGAAAATCAGATGGGTTATACATTTAATCCAATGGGATCTGATTCTGATGACATCTATGGTGCTTTTGCTGCCCTTTCATTAACTGATACATCTCTTAAGAAAAATATTTCTATCTTTGATAGTGATTATGAAAGAAAGAGAGATGAACTAAGAACATATGCAGTACAAGATGAAATTGAAGATATCCTTGATGTAATTACAGATGAGGCTATTGTATTTGATGAATCTAACTTTATGGCATATGCTCATTTTAATGGCCATATTGCAAATTCAATAGAGGATGAAATCGGTGATGTTTACAATAACATCTATAACTATTTTGGATTTAACGATTCTATCCAACCTTGGAATTATTTTAGGAAATGGTTGGTTGATGGATACCTTGCGTTTGAAATAGTTTATAATGATAAGCAAACAGAAATAATAGGATTTAAAGAATTAGATCCAATTTCGCTAATGCCAGGTATTGATACTGATACTGGAAAAAAGCAATGGGTTCAATACAAAGGTCAAGGTGCCAAAGAAAGAAAACTTTGGGATTCTCAAATTATTTACATATCTTATTCACAGGTAAATTCACCAATGAGAATATCATATGTTGAGAGACTTATCCGATCTTTTAACCTTTTAAGAATTATGGAGACTACCAGAATCATCTGGGCTGTTTCCAATGCTTCATTTAAAACTCAGTTTATTATCCCTGTTGGTGGTAAATCTAAAACTAGGGCAAAACAATCGTTGGCTCAGTTAATGAATTCTTATCGTGAAGTAGTAGACTTTAACTATGAAAGTGGTGAAATTCAAACTAACGGTAAACCAATGATGCCATTCAATAAAGAATATTGGTTACCATCTAAAGATGGAGAATCTCCAGAAATCAGTACCGTTGGTGGTGATGGTCCAGATTTAGGAGATACAGAATCTTTAAAATATTTTGCCGACCGATTAAAAATGGCATCCAAGATACCTTTCTCACGATTTGATAAAGAAGGTGGTAATACATATGATATGGATGCTAGTGGTATGCTAAGAGACGAAATAAAATTTGGAAAATTTGTAGCTCGTTTAAGATCACTATTCCAGGAAATTTTAATTAAGCCAGTATATCTTCAAATGTGTCTTAATCATCCAGAATTAAAAAATGATGTTTCTTTTAAGGCTGGTTTAGGACTTAAATTTGTTAAAGATAATGTGTTTGAGGAAATGAAAGAAATGGAATTACAAACAAAACGAGTTGATTTTATTGGTAATCTTAAAACACAGTTAAGTACAATGGATGCTGAAATGACAGAAATTCCATACTTTGATTTAGGATTCCTTGTTAAGAGATACGGTGGATTTACTCGAGAGGATCTAAAAGCTAACCAGAGGGCCAAAGAAAGGACAGAATTAGAAGACGCTGGATATAAAGAAGAGGATATAGAAAAAATCCTTTTAGGAGCCGATAAGGCCGATTTTGAACCAGAGAAGAAAGATGGTGCACCAGATGAAGATCCATTGGCTGGTCTTGGATAAAAAGTTTACAAAGATTGTAATATATAAATCAAATAACTAGTAGAAAATGTCAGGAAAGAAATTATTGATTCTTGAAAGAGCTAAATCAAACCTAGATATAACTACCGGCGAAGACGGTTCGGTTGTATTAGAAGGTGTCTTTACCGAGTTTGGTGTTCGTAACAAGAATAACAGGATATATGAGGAAAAAGAAGTAATGCCTCATATCAATGAATTACAAGAAAAGGTTAAAACCAATAAGCTTTTAGGTGAATTAGATCATCCTAAGGATTTTGATGTTAGTTTGGCTAATGTTTCTCATGTTGTTGAATCATTAAACTATGATCCAGCAAAAAAGCAAGTTATTGGAAAAATTAGACTATTAAATACATCTAAAGGTAAAGAAGCACAAGCTCTTATCAAGGATGGTATCCCTTTACATATTTCAAGTAGAGCTGCCGGTACGGTAGATGAAAATGGAAAGGTTAAAATTAAAAAATTCTTTACTTATGACTTGGTTGCAGATCCTGGCTTTGAGAATGCCGAGTTATCAAGAGTAAATGAATCTTTTGGTTTTGAAGATGATGGTAATTTAATAATCTATGAAATGGAAGAAACTGAAAACAACACAGATAATAAAAAAGATTTAACAATGGAAAATAACAATTTTGTAACTGTTGAAGATTTTCAAAAGTATACTGAATATGTATCCGGAGTTCTAAATAACGTTAAGGAATCTGCTAACTCTAATAATGATGAGGTGATTGAAAAGCTTATTAAGTATTCTGAGCATATTGCAGAAAAGGTAAATCAGGTTTCTGATTATGCTGAATACTTATCTGAAAATCTAGATAAGAGCATTTCTTATTCTGACTATCTCGCTGAAAATGTAAATTCAATTAAGGACTATGCTTCTTACTTGGCTGAAGAACTTGATGGAAGTATTCAATACGCCGAACATGTAGCGGAGATGGCTGATAAAGGAATTCAATATTCTAACTATGTAGCTGAAAACCTTGAAAAAGGAATTGAATATTCTGAATATGTAGCCGAAAAGGTTGATCAAAATATTGCTTATTCTGAATACCTCGGTGAAGGATTAGAGAAGAGTATCAAGTATTCCGAATACATTGCAGAAAATGTAAATTCTGTAGAAGGCGAAACTCTTAATGAGTCTGCCGATGTTAAAGAAGGCAAGGATGCAGTATGCGAATCATGTGGAAAGGTACATGAAGGAGCCTGTGAATCTTATGAAGAAGAAAAAGACTACAAAGAATCAATCGAAGAAAAATTGGAAAGACTGATTGCTAAAGCTGAAACTAAGAATGTTTCTGAAATGCATTTTATGAACTTCTTAGGAGAGTCTAAAAAGAATCAATTCAATACTCTTCCTGCTGAGAAACAAGCAATGATTGTTGAATCAATGAATGCTCAACCAATTATGTCTACTGTGCAAGCAGAAAACGTTTGGGAATCTGCCTTTATTGAAAAGAGAAGAGAATTAAATATAATTGATGATATGCCTGAAAAGTTCAGAGCAAAATGGGATAACCTTTCTGAGGCTCGCCAGGCACAGATCATTGCGGAATCTAAATTCCATCAACTAGGTAACCAATACGGAATTAATAATTTCTGGGCAACAAGAGATATGAGAGATACTCAAATGTCAACAGAAGCTATTAATGAAAGTAAAACTGCTGCTGAGGCTGCAAAGAAATCAGAACCTTTGGTAAATGAATCTTTTGCTGCTAACCTTATCAGTAAAGTTAAGTTTAATCTAGGCAAATAAATAAAAAAATTCAATCTAATAGTTAAGAAGCAAAGAACTGTAGATAGATTATACAAAAAGTGCAAAAAATAAAAATACTAAAATGTACGCAAATCAATTAATCAACGAGGCCGAAGTTCAAAAGACTTGGGGCCCTATCATTGAGGAGGCTACCGGTATCACTGAAAAGTCTAAGTTATCTTGGATGTCTAAGTACTGCCACTACCATAACCTTAATGAAAGTGTATATAATACTGTACACTTAAATCCTAACATGAATGTTCAGGGTATGAATGCTGTTACTTTACCAGGAAACCCTGGAAGTATGGATGCATTCTCTGGACAAACTACTGGTTCAGGTGATAGACCATTTTCTTTGTTGCCACTTGCTATGCAAGTTGCTGCTCAGACTGTAGGTTTAGACTTAGTACCTGTTGTACCAATGCAAGGTCCTATGGGAGTTCTTACTTACTTAGACTTTGTATACGGTGGAGGTAGAGTTACTGACGCTGGCGGAATCGCTACTGACAGTGCTCCTTTATTAATCAAAGTAAAGGCTGATGTCGGTACTGGTGCATCTTGGACAGTTGATCAAGTAGTTTACGCTGCTTCTACTGCTACCAACAATGCTGCTTACGAATTAACTTACGTAGGTAAATCTAGAATTGACGGATACCAAATCTTCCGTGTAAGAGGTAATAACACTGCTACTGATCTTACTTTCCGTCAAGGTGAAGAAGGATACGAGCCAATTTATGCTGCTGTAGCAAATGGTGTTGCTTTCTATTCTGACGCTGCAACTACTACTGTTGCTGGTACTTGGGATGGAAACGCTGAATACGTTAAAGCTTTAGAAGATCACATTACTGGATTCTCTGGTAACGCTTTTGAAAAAAATAACGTTTCTGCTCCATTTACTAACATCGATGGTGTTAATCCTTACGAAAGAGGTGCAGGTGAAGCTACTCCTGATAACATCATGGGATTGAGCTTATTTAACAAGTCAGTTGCTGCTAAGACTTTCCAAGTTGCTGCTGCTGTTACTCGTGAGCAAGTTCAAGACCTTAAGCAATTTGGAATCGACGCAGTTGCTCAAGTAGAAGCTGTATTGGTTAACGAATTGACTCAGTCTATCAACAAATACATCTTGGATCGTATCTTCCGTAATGGTGCTACTAACTCTAAGAATGTAAGCACTGTTGAAGGATTATTGTTATCTGCTGCTTTCGGTGACGGTACAACTACTACCAATGCTGCTGGATTCAACTTAGGATTTGATAACACTGGTGCTAATGTTACTTTAGGTGCAGGTTCTGCTGTAACCAACGTAACTGGTGGAGGTGAAACTCAAGGTACAATCCAAAGAAGAATGTACACTAAGATTCTTGCTGCATCTAACTTGATCGCAACAAGAGGTCGTAGAGGTCCTGCTACTTTCGCAGTATGTTCTGGTGAACTTGCTACTGCATTCCAGGATATCGCAGGATTCGTTCCTTACCCATTGTCTAACACAATCAACCAAGCAGGTGGATCTCTTTTCCCAATTGGTGCTCTTGCTGGTGTAACTATTTATGTTGATCCTAACATGGCTTGGAATGACTACAGAGTTGCAGTTGGACGTAAAGGTGACGGAAACTCTCCAGGTTTGGTATTCATGCCTTACTTAATGGCTGAATCTGTTGAAACAATCGCTGAAGGAACTATGGCTCCTAAAATCGCGGTTAAATCACGTTTCGCTTTAGTAGATGCTGGATTCCACCCAGAAACAATGTATTACACTGTTGCATTCAAAACATTCGATGGCGTAAGCTTTATCTAATAGAATGTAAAGTAATAAATACTTTAAGAAAGGTTCGCCGAAAGGCGGACCTTTTTTGTTTAATAGTCTCAAATATATAAAACAATAGAAAAATAATATAGATCATGAAATTATTATCTTTTGAAGGATACAAAATGTTAAACGAATCATCTAAAGCATTTGAGGCTGATTTGGATAAAACACTAAACGAAAATATTGGAGCTGCGTTAGGTAGCCCTGTTAAATTTACCAAGATTAAAAATAATGCTAAGAAGTACCAACAAGCTTTAGTACAGGTTGCAATTAATAATCTTGACTATGAAAAGAAAAAGGCTGCTGGTAATGTAGATAAAACTAAAGCTGATGTTCTTAAAGCTGCGAATGCTCAAAAGAATCAGGCATTAAAAGATCAGGCTTCTGCTATATCTGATAGAATGGATCAATTAGCCACAACGGCCGGTCTTAAAAAAGTTGCCTCTATTGCTAAGAATAAATCAAAAATGGCTGCTGCCGAAACTGCACTTAAGACTGCTGATGGTGAAGAAGCAAAGGCACTTAAGTTAAAGATTAAAGGTCTTAACCAAAAGGTTGCTGCCGATCAACAAGAACTTAAAGATTATGAAAAGGCTGATGATAAGAAAGAAGGACCAGAAGGAACAGATAATCAAAACCTTGATAATGTAAATACTACTGACGGTGGTAAAGAAAAAGGTGGTAAAGAAGAAGTTGATCAGGCTAAAATAGATGCTGCTCAAAAAGAAGTAGATCAAGCTAAGGCTGAATTGGATATTATAATCGGTAATGATAATGCGAAGGAAGAAGATAAAATTGATTTTCAAATCGCATGGGCCAAAGCAGTGATGAAAAGAAATAAACTTGAAGGTAAGGATACTACAAAAGACTCCAAGGCAATAGGTGACTTGATGCAAAGGAAACAAGAATTAGCTGCAAAAGGAAAGGGCGGTGACGGTCAACCTGAAGGAGGAAAGAAACCCGGTGGAACACCTCCACCTCCACCCCCAACCCCTGGTAAAAAGAAACCCGGTGGAACACCTCCACCTCCACCCCCAACTCCTGGTAAAAAGAAACCCGGTGGAACACCTCCACCTCCACCCCCACCTCCTGGTAAAAAGAAAGAAGATGAGGAAGAAGGCAAACCTAAGAAAAAGAAAGCCGGTAACGAATCTTATGTAAACGAATCAGTTTCTGCTAAGTTCAGAAGACTGATGGAAAATAAATCTTAATGTACAAAGTTCGTAAAATAAACTTTGGATGGTATAGAAGGCGGCATGGTATTCTTTTGGAGAATCTGCCGCCTTCAAAGCAACGATTCATGGTAGAGAATGATTATCTGAAATGGTTAGAACCAGATCCACAGGTATATGAAATCATATTTAAAGTGGAGGATATGAATGACCATGAAAAGAATCCTAACCGCATTCTTTGGAATCCTTTTAGAGAAACGTTTACTAGCATAAAAGAATTAGAAAAAGATTCCGATTTAGTAGATTGGAATTGTGGAATCTGTAAAGCTGATATTAAATCAAGAATGGATTCTAAGAAAGTAGAAAACTTTGTTTGTAAGAAATGCTCAGAGGCTCATAACTCACGGAATAAAAGGGTTGATCAAAGGATAATAGATTCGTCCATTAAATTTACTAAACACTGTAAATCTCTTCTAAAAGGTGAACAGAGGGAGTTCCTCACCTATGTACGCAGATCATCTAAGGGCTAATGCCTCGTCTATAGTTATCTTTTTAAATGCGTTAAGTTTGCTCGTAGGGCATGCATTAAATATTTGGATATCTTTACCTTTTAGTAACTCTTTAATAACATTAAATCCTGGTAAGAATTGATCTTTATAAATATTCTCACCAGTTGCATTTACTGGGTACCCATCATGGAAGTGGCTATTTTTTCCATTATTACCCATATCATATCCTAAAAGAACAATTCTTTTTGCACCTAAATGGATTGCTAAATTAATTGCTGCATAGCCGCTATTATTACCATGTGCTAAAGTATCTCTCGCAGTTTCTAAACCAAATTTTTGACCCTTTCTAAGAATATGAATTGTCTTATCTTCATAAGGCATTGCTCTAACGGTAAATTTTAAGCCTTTAAAATTATGAATCTTTTCTTTAAGCCATGCATATATTCTACCATCTGTCCAATACATAGCATTAGCATGCGGCCAAAACTCTATAGCTTTATTTATTGCAATAGTCTTTTTACCTTTTAATCTATTCCACTCAAATCCTTTTAATGATGGCCCTCCACCTATTAAGTAAACCGTTTCACCTTGCCAAATAGGCTCAATTGGCTTAAATGTCTTTGGGGTAATATAAGGTTCCTTTCTTTTTATCTCTGCTTTTGCCACTTGTGTTGATACCGTAACTTTTTTAACTACTTTATTTCTTTGAACACCTTTAACTATTCTGCTAGGATTATTTGCAGAATCGTCTTTAGGTAAAAGTATATCAACCCTCTTTCTAAGTTTTCTTATGCGGCGCATAGGTCAGTTTTTTTATTTATTCCTTTTGAAACCATATCCAATTTTTACATATAAAAATAAATCTATTTTATGAAGAATGTACAAAACATACTCTTAACAGAAAAGTATCGGCCTCAATCTTTAGATGATCTTATTACCCCTAAACGAGTTGGTGATAAATTGGCAAAGGGAGTTTATCAGCATTTACTTTTACACGGTAGCCCTGGTACTGGTAAGACATCTGCTGCAAAGGCAATGGTTAAACATTTTAAACATCCTTATCTTTACATTAATGCATCAACCGACACATCAGTAGATATTGTAAGAAATCGCATTACTGATTTTTGTGCAAATCGTTCTATCATGGATGAACCTGGTAAACTGAAGGTTATTATTCTTGATGAGATTGATGGTGTATCTGATCAATTCTTTAAAGCTCTTCGCGCTACGATGGATCAATTTAATGTTAATGCAAGATTTATTGCAACATGTAATTACATTAATAAAGTACCGGACCCAATTCAGTCCAGATTTGAAATGATTGATTTTGATTTTTCAAAAGAAGAAGAGACTGAAATTATGAAAGGTTACATAATGAGAGTTTTACAAATCTGCAAAGAAGAGGGGTTAGGAATTGATAAACATGCTGCGGTTGAATTAGTAAAAAGAAAATTTCCAGATCTTCGTAATATGCTTAATACAATCCAAGGATTTAAATCTCAAGGATTGGAAACTGTTAATGTAGAAGATATTAAGAAGTTTAGTTCAGTCTATAAAGATATCTATGACCTTGTTATTGATGGAACTGATCCTGTAAAAAATTATCAATATATGTTATCAAATTATGCAAATAGAACTGATGATGTACTTTCTTCTCTAGGTGCAGAATTTATAGATTTTATAAAACAGGATAGGCAATCATATACTCAATTCATACCACAGATAATTGTAACGGTTGCAAAATATCAATCACAAAGGCAACAGGTAATTGATCCTGCAGTATCAATGCTTGCTTGTATCTATGAACTGCAATCAATAGTAAATGAAGCATGACACCAGAATTTTTAGATCAACTAATCAAACTCTATCCTAATAATTATGAATTAGGAAATGCAGTTAGAGCATTTTGGCATATGAAAAGAGACAAGCCTAATTTAAGCCTTGTTGAGTTAGAAAATGAATTTCTCCGTAACTTTCAGAATGGCATCTAACTTGTTATAATTAAATTAAATACTAATAATATGAAGAAAACCGGCAGACATACATTTGTCATCGACGGAAACTACTTTTTGTTTAGGACTCTATATGTTATACCTAGCCGTTCAAAAAAGAAAGGTTTATTAGGTACTGATGAAGAGGTCCAATCATTTGTCAAAAAATTGGCAACCGATTTTGCTTATCAGATCCGATTATTTGAAGGACTTATAGATCGTGTTGTTTGGACAGTAGATTCTAGGTCATGGCGTAAAGACTTTTACCCAGAAGCTGATTATAAGGGTAACCGTAAGCAGGACAGTAATATTAACTGGGATAATTTCTCTAAAGCTACATCTGATTTTATTTCCATTCTATCTAAGCAAGGTGTTATCATTTCTAAAATTGATGGTGCTGAAGGTGATGATCTTATGTATGCGTGGAATACAGAATCACTCGCAAATGACAAATCAGTAATCATGTTTACTGGTGATAGGGATCTTGTTCAATTAGTAGATAAGAGTAAAAACAATAATACCCATACTATTCTATTTTCACCAGCACATAAGAAGCTGTACACTTACCAAGGATTTTCTGAATGGTTAGATACTGAGGATGTTTCAGAAACTTCTGATGATGTATTTGATGTTCTTAAGGTTTCTGTTTCTCCAGAAAACCAAGCCAAGAAATTACTTAAAGACTTGGTTAAAAAGAAAAAGGCATCTATTATTGAAATAGACCCAGAAGACTTCCGTTTCCGTAAAGTTCTTACTGGTGATGCTGGCGATAATGTTCCTCCTGCATATTACTATACTTCAAAAAATCGTAGATACGGTATCAGTGAGAAAAAGGCAACTGCTATCATTGCAGAGTTTAAAGAAAAACATGGCCATCTTTCTCATATGTATCTTTATAATGAAGAGTATGTAACTGATTTAGCCAATATGGTTATTCGGGTTATGAATGCAAAACATATGAGCCGAGAGCAAATTATTGCAAATATTAAATCTAATGTTAATCTTATGGTTCTTGCTGCTGAATCAATCCCAGAAGGTATTTTGGATGAAATGTTTAAATATGTTGAATCTAAAATGAATCAGAAAGGACTACAATTAAAGACTATCTCTACTATGAAATCCTTATTGGAAGGAACTGAATATGCAAAAGAAGTTGACAGTTCCTTTAAGGCATCGTTCTTTAAAGATGACGATGATGATGAGGGTGATCTTTCTTTTATTAAGGACACTAAAAAACAAGATAAGATTTTTTAAACATATTGCAATTACTTCATATAAATATAAAATAGGAGATGAAATTATTTGACTATATAAAAGTTCTTTTCGGAAAGGATGAACAGTGGGATAAAGTAACAAACTATGATAAGTCTAAAAACTCTTTTATGACTAATCGGTTTATGAGTATTAAGTTTCCTATTCAAGCAAACTTATTTAATTCTCTTAAAACAGATCCGGCCGGTCAAGCCGAGGCATGGAGATTGGTCGCATCAAAGTTTAATAGGGTTCCTGGATTTATTTACACAAAGGTAAAAAAGTCACCAAAAGAAAAAGCAAAGGAATGGTCACCTAATCCTAAAGCTTTAGAACAATATATGAAGTTCAATGAAATTGGTGAACGTGAATATAAAGAAGCACTAAAATATGACCCATTACAAGTTCGTTCTGCGATAGATATATTAGAAAAACAGATGGGTAATGATGCTAATTGATAACACCTTTGAACTAGGAATTCCAACACATATAAAATTTACTCTTTTTAAGTATGATTACTTTGATAGTATAATTATTAGTAGAGTAAAAAAAGAGTGTAAGAATTTAAACTTATCAAAAGATGGTAATGAATATACTGTTAAAGTATCTTCTTTTCTTAATGCTATAAAAACAAGTAAGCGTTTACGTACCGAAATAGAAAAAGCTGAAAATTCTGGTTTTTTACCTAATCCTGCACTTAAGCCTAATTCTGTTTACTTTATTGTTTCTATTTTAAGTAGATTAGAAAATTTAGAATTTCTAACTTTTAGTGTAAATGATGATAAAAAATACACAAGATTAGTTAAAGGCGAATCTGGGCATGTCTTAAGTTTTTATTTCAGTATTCTTGAAGGCATTTTTGATTTAACACAGCTCTTGGATAGAAAAGAATTAGATATTTTTAATAAGACACTTATTGAATATAGGATCATGGATAACAAGTATCTTGATAGAAAGCCTTATTTCTATATGAAAGCTAGTGCTTTATTAGATATCTTAACTTCAATGGAAATTGATGGCAAACTAGATGCATATGGGATTATTGATCAAATAGATCCTAAATTAGAGGAAGACGATCCTATCTTAGTTGTCAAAACAGATTACACCCCATATTAAGTAGAATATATAAATCATGATAAGAAGGGATTCATACACATTTACAGGAAATGAAAATTTACCATCTGAATCTTGGATTCCGTATTTTTCGCAATCCACTGTTGGTAATTCATATACAATTTTATGGAATGATACTGATGATGAATTAATGATGTCCAATACTGAATATGAGTTTTCAACATATCAGCCTTTCTTTAATGAATTATTTAATGGAGCTAATGTTTTATCTATAGGTTATGGTATAGGTTTTATTAATGATGAAATTACAAGAAATAAAGCTACTATGACTGTCATAGAACTTCATCCAGAAGTTGTTGCATTGGAAACTAGAAATATTGAAAATATTACAATGATATATGCAGATGCATATAACTGTGATTATCAAAAACTATTTCCAACTGAAAAATTTGACATTATCTTATTTGACCCATCAGGGTATGATAATCCTAATAAAAACTTTCCAAGAAACCCTCTAAACGAAATCTTAACACCTGACGGTATAATGATGAGATGGAGTCATGCAGGATGTCACTTAGTTTAACCTGTTAATTTCTAAGAATATATAAACAAATAATGTTTGTATATGAAATCATTTCTTAGAAGATGTTGTGATTCAAAGCGAGAATGTGTTACTTACCTTGTTGTTTTTCTATGGGTATCAGTAGGTGTATTAGCTACTTATTTTGACACCGATTTTACTCAATTAGCCGGATACTTTATTTCTCTTACTGGATTCGTTGCTTCTTATATCTTTGGTGAAAGTATGAGACCTAGCGAAGATACTTCAATTTTTCTAAAAGGAAAAAATAGTAAAAGAGAAGTCTTAATGTATATAACAATTGCTTTATGGGCAATCGTAGGTATATGGGTCATTGTAAAGAACGCGGATTTAATAGGAGCCAGCGCTTACTTTGCTGCACTAACACCATTCGTAGGATCTTACATTATTGGAGAAACATTTAAAAAAGAAAATTCTTAAATGGCAGTTAACGGAACAACCACAGACGCAAACGGTGATGCTATACTTATAAGCCTACAAGAACCCTATAAAAATGTTGTTGAGGTTGTAGGATACTCTGATGTTACTAAAGGGGAAAACACTGGAGTTTATTTTAATAAACAGTTTAGGTGGGGAACCGATGGTGTCACTTATTCTGATTACGTGGCACTTACAAATGCGAATCTAGAGGCCTTACTATTAGATCCAAATAAACCATTTTGGATTCAGTATAGGTATGAACAGGTGGGCGATGGCACATTGGAATTTGAATCTATTGCTCTAGAATTAGTAACAGATGGTGGAATTATCTGTAAAGTTCCGCAAGTTCAGTGTGGAGCTGAAGGCTGTGTTGGCGTTCCTAACCTAGTAGTAGATTGCTGTGGAGGATCTTGGAATCCTTATGATTTAAGTAGAGCTTCGTCGATGTATAATCAACTATCAGCAGTAGCATCTAACTTATTTGGGTTCTGTGTTGACTATTTTAAGACAAAAGCTGACCAAAGAAGTCGAGATGTTATACTTAAAGAATATTCTTTATTTGATGTTATATCAGAAGCCGAAGTAAAAATACTTATTCCTGATAACGAATTACCTACAAGAGAAATCCAGTTTAATCCAATGATGATGGATTTTCCTGTGCAGTTTGAAGTTCATATTGTTAAGTCTGCATTTGAACAAGTGTTCGGTGTTGGTGCAAAACCAGAAATGAGAGACTATCTATACTTTAAACAGTATATGAATAGAATGTACGAAATTGATGCTGTTGCGGAAGCAGATGATTTTCTTTACTCAGGATCTTATTGGAGAGTAAGTCTTGTTCCGTACCAACAAAGAACTGCAGTTGGGTTTGATAATACCCTAGAAGGTAAAAATGCAGAAATTGATACTAAGGCTCTTGTATCTGATCTTAATAAATTTAAACAAGAAAGAGAAGATGAATTTGCAGATGTAAGAAAACCTAATCAGTATAATACTATAGGTACATTAGCAAATGATTATGTTAGAAGAATCTTAGATAAGAAGCTTATTATTAAAGAAGAAAATGTTTATAATGAATGGACTATCATTTCAAAGTATCATTATAAGTTAGGTTCTATGGCAAGAGGAACTGAAGCCATAGAATATAGATATAATCAAGGGTGGGCTCAAACTGATGATAGGGCATTTACATTTTGGTTAAATCCACAATACACAACACCTGTTGGAAAAAATATACTTATCTTATCAATTGTAGATAAAGGTGGTAAAGTACAGTTTAATACAGGCGGGTTACCTACATTTGGTCAGGCTTTAAATATTGGAGACTGGGTATCTGTGAGTGGTACTAATTCATATAATGGCATTCATAAAATAATTGAAATCAACGGTGATTCTATTGTACTAGATGAATCCTTTATAGATGATGCTACTTCAGGGACCCCTAAATTTAATAAAGAAGCTAGTAATAATTTCATGGTATATGAAAATGAATTATTACCTCCTACTAATTTTGTTTCTATGACTTATACTAGTAATTGGTTCATTATGAAAATTAATGAAACTTATTATAAGTGGAAGCTATCTCAACCTCTTCTTAAAGATGAATGGTATGCATTAGTTATAAACTTAAATGCAACTGCAAGACAGCTAAGTCTATTTGTCTATAATACACCAGCTCAAACCGGCGCGATTAATCCAGAGTTTACTGCAACATTAACTAAGATATTTAATGAGACTAAAGTATATGACTTGGTTAATGTTCCTAATGATCAATCTTGGAAACTATTGGGTTGCCAAACAGATTTAACAAATATTAGAATTTGGAAAAAGCCAATAGAAGAAGAGCTGCATAGCTTAATCTTAAGTCAATATGTTGTTAAGGATACACATTTAACTCTCCTTTTAGACAATGCTTCTCCTGAACTGTTACTACCAACAGTTTCTGATGCCCGATAACTCGGAATATATAATACAAATTTAGTATTAATGGAAGATAACTCAAAAGATAAGTTTAGAGATAGTTTGGGTGATTTACTTAGCGATTTACCAGATGAAGTACCTGGACTAAGTGAAACACCAGAATTACCTAAGGTTAGAGCAGAAGGTACACAAGCCGTTGCGATGACTAAAGCCAAAGGAAAGGCTAAAAAGGTAATGAGTAGTTTACTTAAGTTTTATTTAAGTGAAGAGATCATAGCAGAGCATGAATACATTCAAGCTAAAGCTCAGCTTGATGAATATGCATTAGGAATGTTAATAAGACAGATGGAGAATAGTGAAATTGCTATTTCTACTCTTATGGATACTATTAATGAAGGCGATGTATCCCCTAGAATGTTTGAAGTACTTAGTGACTTACAGAGAACTCTCCTAGATATAATTAAATCACAGACAATGTACATGGTAGCTATAGAAGAAAATGCCAAAAAGACATCACGTGATATTGATGTTTATCACGGAAGCCCTGAAGGAGATAGTAGACAAAAATCACAAGGGCTTAAGTCAAGAGGTACAAAAGATTTAATGAGAGCTTTACAAGAAACTATTAACGAAGAAGATATACAAGATGTCGATAGCGATGAAGATGAAGAATAATTATATTCTTGTAGAAGAAATTCCACAAGAAGCTGTAACATCAGGTGGTATTATTATCCCTGAGGAAAAATATAACCGTAAAGCAAAGGTACTATGTTCAGATAATGATCAGGTCAAAGAAGGTGATACGGTAATAAAAACAATAGGCAAAGGTACTGAATATACATTAAATGGTAAGAAAGTAGAAATCTTACACTTAAATCATATCCTTGCCGTTATAGAAGAAAATGGCACAGAGACCACAAGCACCTAGTGCAGGATTTGACTTTAATATAAGTAAAGCTCAACAAGCCTTTTCATGGACTAGTGAAGCAGTAGAGCAATTAATGCTTGCTATTGAAGAAGGGTATAAACCTGCATCAACACCATTCTACGAAGGTAATCCTAACCTAAGAAAAGGAAACATTGTATTTAATTATACTCCTCATGAATTAAAGGAGATTAAGAAGTGTGCAACTGACATTGTATATTTTGCAAATACATACTGTACTGTTATGACAGATCATGGTCTACAGACTATTGAGCTTAGAGCATATCAAGAAGACATGCTAAGACAGTTTCAGGCAGAGAGATTTAATGTATGTTTAGCAAGTAGACAGGTTGGAAAAACAATATGCTCTTCAATTTTTATTGCATGGTATTCATTATTTAACTTTGATAAAAATTCATTAGTACTTTCAAATAAGGGTGCAACTACCAGAGAGATTATTGATAAGGGTAAAACTATCCTTGAACATTTACCTTTCTTTTTGAAGCCAGGTGTTTTAAAATGGGATGTATTTAATTCTAAGTTTGATAATGGTTGCCGTATCATTGGTCAAACTACAACTAAAAAGGCTGCGATTGGTTTTACCATTCATTTACTATTCATGGATGAGTTTGCTCACATTCCCCAAAACTTTGTAGAAACATTTTATGAAAACGTGTATCCAACGGTATCCGCTTCTTCAAACTCAAAGGTTATTATTACAAGTACACCTAATGGGTTTAATAAGTTTTATGATATTTACTCCGCCGCTGAATCTGGGTTAAGTGAATATACTCCATTTCGAGTAGATTGGTGGGATGTGCCAGGTAGAGATGAAAAGTGGATGCGCCAAGAGGTTGCAAACTTAGGAAGTGAAGAAGCATTTAATAGACAATATGGTAATCAGTTTATTGCAAGCTCGTCTCTTTTATTAGGAGCAGATAGTCTTAAGAAACTAACAACAAACCAAGTAGAGTTTGTACATAGAGAAATGCCTGAATTTGATGAAGAGTCCGTAAAGTATGATGGATTAGTTTGGGATCCTTCTTTTGATTTAGAAGAATGCCAAGAAGATTCAAATTACTGGGTATTTTCAGTTGATATTGCAGAGGGTACAGGTGGAGATTATTCTATTGTTAATATTTTCAAAATTGAAATAATGGACGAGAAGGATTGGAAAAAGGTTGCATCGCCTGGTAGCTTTGTTGACTTCTATCGCATAAGACAAGTAGGTAGATTCAGAAGTAACGAACATACTATTGAAGAATTTGCAAAATCTGTTTACCTCTTAGCTTATGATGTCTTTTATTCAGAAAATGTAAAAATGATTATTGAATGGAATATGTTTGGTGGAGAACTAATAAAAAGGTTAGAAACGGTTTTCCCTCAAAGAAATGATTTTGATGAAGAAGCTGTAGTTAAATTTAAACATAGAATAGATGCTCGTACTAAGCAATTCGGTCTAAAGGTTAAAAAAGATAACAAGCCTATCTTTTGTCAAAACTTTAAAAAATACATAACACAAAATAAAATAATCATAAAAGATAAACAAACGGTCTATGAAGCATCTACTTTTGGTAAGATGCCTAACGGTTCTTATGCCGGTCAATTAGGTCACGATGATCTTATTATGACATGTATAAATAGTTCTGAATTCTTCTTTACATTAGACTTTTCAGATTTTGCAGAAGAGATCCATGATGTAATAGAGCAGTCAGTTCAAGATAAAATTGATGCTATACTTGAACAAGATGCGAAGGGTGGAAATCTTAACTATGATATCTACGACCTGGTATAAAAAGTTATGTGTTAGTGGATATATAAAAAAAGCAAATAAAAAAAATAATATAAGATGGCACTAGATCCGAAAATCGCTTCGATTAAAGCTGCAGGTACTTACAGATTTGAGTTTGATAAGTCTCAAGTTGTTAGTATTCCTGCTAATCAGACAAGGTTAATTGTCGGTTTCTCTAAAACTGGACCGTTTAACACCCCAGTTTTTGTACCAGATACTGCGTTCTTTAAGCAAGTATACGGCGACATTGATAGAAACTTAGAGAGAAAAGATTCTTATTTCCACAGAAGCTGTTTAGCAGCATTGGAAAGAGGACCTATCTTGGCTCTTAATCTTCTTAATTTAGACTCAAACGATAAAGTTGAGTACATTAAGTTTGGTACTTCATCTACACCGGAAGTACAAAACAATTCAGGTGCAATGGGAGAATATCAAAAATTCTATAACAGAGATAAATTCTTCTATCCAGATTCTGACGCATTCCTAGATAACGTTGGAGCAAACAGACAGGTATTAAGTTCTACTACTACCAATGATCTTTTAGATATGGTAAACTTAGGACAGAATCCAATTTCTGTTATTGTAAGAAAAGCATCTGCTGCAAACTCTGCAGGTTTTAATGTAACTGTTGAAGAATGGTACGGAGCTGCAAATGTTCCAGGATTCTTAGATAAAGATAGTTTGGTATCAGACTTCTTAGTTGATATCTTTGTAATTGCAGGAAACTTCGGTGGAGACTTTAGTTCTGCAACACCTTATGAAAGATTTGATTCTGATCCAATCTTCCAAACTTACTTTGATAAAACACAAGGATTGAAAAGAAGATTATTTGATTCTGATGCAACTGATACTAAGATTGCTGAATTCTTTAATGAAAGTGAAGTTAATGTTATTGCAACCTATACTGCATCATTAATTCCTGATTTTGTGGATTTACTTGGAAATAACCTTTTCGTAGAAAAAGTTGTTAATGCAAACACTGCATCTACCGGATTATTTATAACTGTTAATGAGGACCTCTTTAGTGGAGACTTTTTAATTGACGGTGTTGCTGGTGGTATTGATCTGATTGGACATAACCTTGAATATACTCAAGCTACTTCAATCCAGGATGATGTTAATTTCTTATCATACAGTGGAGCTATTGTTTCTGATTTAAGTTATAACAGGGCTGCAACTGTACCTAATGTTATTACACAATCTACTGGGACTCTAATTTCTGCAACAACTGTTACTAGTGGAGATATTCAAATCCAAGTACAAGGAACTGCAGGTGATTCATTTTTTGATTCATTTGCTAATATGACTGCAAACAGCTCAACTGTTGTAGGTACCTATATCTTTGATTCTGTTATTTCAAAATATGTTCCTGTTATATCTCACCAAGTTGTTGGAAATACAGTTACATTATTGTTATCATCTGTTGGTGGAGTTACTGATACTGACTTCCCTACTTCTGGTGCAACATATACCTATATTAATGAAAGTGACTTTGGATTCGTTGCTGATGAACTTCCACTAGCTAATCCAACTGCAGGTATCATCGGTTCTTATGGATCTATGTTATATAGCCAATTTGCTAACGGTACACTTACTGATGGTGATGAAGCAGTATACTTAGATGGTGGAACTCAATATACTTCATACTTAGTATTTAATGCTATTGATTATGGGTTTATTCACGTAGGAACTCCAACAACTGCTGTTGATACTGTTGCAATATCTGACCCGGCATATAGCTTACCTTCTGTTCAGGTTCTTGCTTACCAGGAAGATGCATTTAATAACTTAACGCCTCATGCTGAATTTACTTTAGATGGTGCAGGTGTTTTCTTAAATTCTGATGCTGTTGCATACGGTGCAAATGTTTTTGGAATTCAAACGCTGAAAGGTGCAAATAACCTTTCAATTGATATCTTGGCTGATTCGTTAACCGAAACTGCTCTTAGACCTAATCAAATATTAATTGATGCTGCTAATCCTGATGCTGCTGATGTAGTTGTAGGAAATTACTTAGTACACTTTGAAGGTTCTGTTAATGTTCCTCACTCAAGGTTAACAAGAATTAATGTTGTACAAGGAGGATTAACTAATTCTGAATACAGCACAATTCCTGCAGGAAAAACTGCATTATTAGTAACTTGCCAAAGTGAAATTTCAACTTCTACTGCAGGTGGAGTTAAAAAGGTAGAATTGTACTATCCAATTGATGCATGGGTTGATTACTTAAATGTATTCACTTTAGATGGATTTAAATTAGATAACACTAAACATGTTCCTGATGGATCAAACCAAAGACAAAATGCTATATTAAATGGTACTCTTAACGGAACTAATCTATTTAAAGCATTAACTGATAGAGATGTTATTAACTTCCGTTATGTCGTTGATACTTTTGGAAACGGTATTGAAAGTGGATCTAAAGCAATCTATACAAACCTCTGTTCTACTAGAAAGAATGCATTTGCTATTCTGAATGCACCTTCTGCTAAGGACTTTAAGGCTAATACTGATCCTACATTCTTGGATGCTACTGGAACTCTTTCATCTAGATTTATTTCTACTGGTGGAGATCTTAGTAAAAATCCAACTGTAAGATATTCATTACCATCTCAAACACAAGGTGCGAGTTGGGGAGCATTCTATTATCCTTACATTACCGTAAGAGATCTTGGGAAGAATATCAATGTACCACCCGCTGCATATATTTCTAATAACTTTATTGCAAAATATGAAAATGCTTTACCATGGTCATTAGTTGCAGGTGTTCGTAGAGGTGTTGTTGGTGGAACTGGTGTTGTCGGCTTAGAATTAAATCTTGGAAAAGAGGACAGAGAATACTTGGAGCCATTTGGATTGAATCCGATTGTATTCCAAAGTGGAACTGGTCCAACAATCTTTGCTAACAAAACTGCACAGCAGACTACAAAATCTGCATTAAGTTCAATTAACGTTAGAGAGGTTGTAATTTACATCCAAGATGGTATTGATGCAATTCTTAAAAACTACTTGTTTGAATTTAATACAGCTCAAACAAGATTGGAAATTAAAACACTTGCTGATAACTTCTTATCAACTGTTCAGAATGATGACGGTGTTTATGACTTCAGAAATATTATGGATGAAACCAATAATACACCAGAAGTTATTGATCAAAATGTTGGTATCTTAGATACTTATATTGAGCCGGTAAGAGGAATGGAAATACTCGTCCAAAGAACTACAATTCTTAAGACAGGTGCAATAAGCTCAGGTAACTTCCAATAAGAAAAGAAAGATGAATATATAAAAAAATAAGATAAGTTATGCCATTACCACATTATACACAATCAAGGGCTAGCAGTCAGAGATATGAACCTATCCAACCTAATTTATTTGAGGTGACTGTGTTTACGCCACTAGGTGATGATACTGGATTAATCTTGGAACAGGTTAAAACAATCGGAGGATTAAATAACCTTAACCCTTCTGTAGATGCAATAGGTCAGAAATATAAATTTGCTGATCGTTCGTTTGCAAGTATGCCAGGACAGACATTCATGGATCTCACTGTTAACTTCAGTTTGAACTTAAACGAAGCAAACGAAAACTACATTTACAATACCTTCCGTAACTGGTATAAATTAGTTTACGATCCATTGACTGGCGAAATGGGATTGAAGAAGGACTATGTTGGAAGTATGATTATTGTACAGTACAACAGAGCAGGTGATATTTTTAGAAAGATTACTTGTAAAGATGTATTCCCAACAGGACAACCTGATTTTGTAGATGAATTGAGTTATGAAACTCCAGATGCTGTTGATTTAACAATGACTTATCGTTGTGATCATTGGGTTGAGGAGAACGTTGGTGCTGGAACCTAATTCAAATTAAACTTATATAAAACTGGCCTTAGGGCCAGTTTTTTTGTCATTACTCTAATATATAATATAGAATACATAATCTAAAATCATGAAGATATTTAAAGTAAAAAATCAAACAGATGGGAAAGTTTATGTAGGTTATTCAGTTAATGACAATCCTAATAACTTAGGGTCTGGAAAATACATTAAGAGGGCGGTGAAGGATTTTGGTACAAAGTCTTTTACTAAAACCATTCTTGAAGAATTTGAAACAGACGAGTCATTAGGTCATATTATGGATAGGGTAGAGTTTTGGATTAAAAAATACAAAGCTGACAATCCTAAATATGGTTACAACGAAAGCGTACAGGAAATGATTCCACAAAAGAAAAGACTTACAAAAAAATTACAAGTTCTTTTAACTCCTGAAGATGAAGATAACCTTAATACTATCATCATTCAAAAATCAATGGAAACAAAAACAAAACCGATGCCAGTTTCTAGGTATGTTAGACAACTTATTGTTGAGCATATAGTAGAGGAGACATCACCAGAAAAACAATTAACAAAAAATTAAATAAATTATGAGTAGTCACGAAGACAACATTAAAAAAGAGTTTGAAGCAGCTGAAGGTATACAAGATACTGAAGCCACTGTTAAGACTAATGAGGATGGTGTAATTACTGAACTGGGTAAGGTTGATACCACCAGGGGTAGTGGAATTACATCACCAGACGATCCTGAAATACAGAGAATTCAAGCTTTAGCAGGTTATGTAAAATTAGATTTAGGTAACTTCCCATCAAAAGGTAAATTCTATAGAGAAGATTTTGAAATTCATATTAGAGCCGCAAGAGTTGGTGAAATTAGAGAATTTTCTACATTGGATGAAGATAACATTTTAGATGTAGATGAAAAGTTAAATTCTATTCTTGTTAACTGTACTAAGATAATGTATGGTACACAAAGAGGTTCATATAGAGATGTTTTAGAAGAAGATAGAATCTTTTTAATTTTGGCAATCCGCGAATTAACATTTAAGAGCGGTGAAAATAAACTTATGATGCCAGTAGGTAAAAAGGCATGCCCAACTGGAGCATGTAAATCTCAGGATTCCGTAGAGCTTAAAACTACTAATCTTCAATTCCAAGAAGGGGACGAGTTACTAGAAAAGTATTACGATTATCAGAATAAGTGTTTTACTATTCCAACAAAAAAACATGGAGAGCTTACATTAGCACCGCCTACAATTGGTGTTATGCGAGCAATTACAACATGGATTAGAAAACGTGAAGAAGAAGGTAAATCTTGGGATAGGTCATCACTTACCATACTACCTTATATACAAAGAGAGTGGAGAGGTTTCAATGATAAAGAAATCTTTTCTGCAATAACAAATTTCCAAGGCTGGGATGCTAATAAATTTTCAATCATTTACAGACTTGTGGAAAAAGCGAAAATTGGAGTTAAACCTGAGTTTATCTATCCATGTGAATCTTGTGGTGCGGAGGTCACAGTTCCGCTTTCCTTTCCCGGCGGTGTCAAGGCTCTCTTTATTATTCAAGATATCACTTCTGAACTTCTTTAAGGTTAGAGTCTTATTATTGGAAAAGTTGCATCTCCAGCCATCTGAGCTGGATTTGCTTCCTTTCTATGAATATGAGTACACTCTTGAAATGTTTAATGACATAATGAAAGAGCGTAACGATGATGAGCGCAAGCAACAGACGTCGTATGGGGATAAATATGATATGGGAGGTATGAAAAAACAGATGAAAAATATGTCATCATATAAAACTCCATCAATGCCGAAAATAAGCATGCCTAAGTTCTAATAAATATAGTATGGCAGCAGTAACCTTAAAAGACTTGATGAGCCCTCTATCTAAGATAGAGGCTTATTCAAAAGAAACCAGCGAAAGCGTTAAAAGAATTGAAGATTTTATCGTTAAGGGTATGGGTTCAACGGGTAGTGCTGATGCCACATCTGCTGCTATACTTTCGGTCTCACAACAACAGTTATCAGTATTACAAAATATTAGATCACTAATAGGCCAACATCTTGGTGTGGCAATAATGCATGAAGAAGGTGCTAGATCATTTGCAGGTGATAGTATAAGACAAGCAATAAGAGATAGAATTTTAGGTAATAGAGATTCTAAAAACTTAGAAATACTTGCAAAAAACGCTAATAATAAAAGCACAGGTAGCGATAAGACTACTAATAAGAAGAGTAGTGGAAAGATTGATGGCAAAGCCGCTTCAGCATTAAAGGATTTAGGATACGGCGCTTTACTTACAGGTAAGGCGATGTTAGTGTGGAGTATTGTTCCTAAAAGAGCTGTTAATAAATTCCTGGATTTTGTAGTTAACTCATTTGAAAGATTTGAATCCTTCAATACAAAGAAAGTACAGAAAGGGATTGATGCATTGGATTCTATGGGAGATGCTATTATAAAGTTTGCTGGAGGTTTGGCTTTAGCAACACCTCTTATCTTAATAGGTCTTGTAGGCTTACCTATTCTTATACCTACTCTGTTTATTATGGGCGGTGTCTTTTCTCTTCTTGGTAATAAAAAGTTTTCACAGAACATTAGAAAGGGTGCTAGATCTGTTGATAGAATGGGTGATGCTATTCTTTCCTTTGGTATTGGAATGGCTGCATTTGCTCTTACTACATACTTTATCCTTAAACAGCCTGCAATTTTGCTAGGAATGGTTTTATCATTAGTACTTATAGGTGGGGCTGTTGCTTTACTAGGTACCAAAGTAATGAGTAAAAAGGTAAGAAGAGGCTCTCTTAACTTACTTATTATGGGGGCAGCCGTAGGTGTCTTTGGTATAGGGTATGGAATTTTTGCTGCCGCATTTCCTAAGAATGTAGGTTTTAAAGATGTTTTAATACAAGCTGCTGCTATAGCAGGTATAGGAATTGCTACTGCAATAGTAGGAAAATTTGGATTAACTAATATTGCATTAGGTGCATTATCATTAGCTCTTAACGGATTAGGATTGCTTGTATTTAACATGGGTTATGTTCCTTTTGCCGATGCAACTAAAGGAATGTCATTAGCAGATGTTGGAATACAAAGTGGTGTCCTATTAGCGGTAGGTGGTATAATGGCATTAGCAGGTCTTGCTGTTACGGCATCCGCTGGTGCTATATTATTAGGACCTGCTCTTTATGCTGCTGCTGGATGGTCATTAACATTATTAGCACCAGGACTTGAGGCAATGAAGGATTTAGAATATTCTGAACAAGACTCTAAAGATCTCGCTACTACATTAGGTGCCGTTGCAATGGCATTCTCTGGTGTTGATCCTGAAGCTGGGGCTTTTGGAATGTTAAAAGGTTTATTTACTAGGGTAGTACAGAGTGGCGGTGGATTAGCTGCAGCTAAAATGTATGCTGCTGCTGGTTCCGCATTACAAGAATTATCAAAAGGCTTAACTGATTTTAAAGCAGTCGGTTTTACAGAAGATGATTCAAAAGAATTAGCAATAGCATTAGGATCTGTTAGTGGAGCATTTGCCCAAGCTGGCGGAGAACCTGCTAGCCCAGGTGGATTGTTTGGTGCAGTATTTGGAAATACATTTAGTCCTAATGCTACTGAACGTGGTATTGATTCAGTAATGGATTCAGGTAAGGCTCTAATGGAAATAACAAAAGGGCTTGCTTCATTCTTAGATCTTAAAAAGAAATACAAATTAGACGGTGATGCATTTAAAGAAGGCGGTTATCTTAACACTGCTATAACTGAAACTCTAGGTTTCCTAAACTCTGCTTTTGCCGCAATCGGTACTAATGAAACGTCAGATTCTTGGGGAATATTTAGCTGGGACGAGAACAGTGTTGAAAAAGGTATTGATGCAGTTAAAGGATCAGGTAAAGCACTAAAAGACATAACAGAAGGTCTTAAAGGATTTTTAGATCTTAAGAACAATTACGGGCTAACTTCTGAATCATTCATGGAAGGTGGGTTCTTATACACAGCCGTTACAGATTCATTAGGTTTTATTAGTAAGGCTTTTGCTACTATAGGTGGAGAAGAAACTGAAGATTCATGGGGTCCATTTAGATGGGATGAGAATAAGGTAGAAAAAGGTATTGACGCAGTAAGCGGTGCAGGTAAAGAATTAACTAATATTGCAGAAGGTCTTTCTAAGTTCCAGGAATTAGTTAAAGCAAAAGTTGATTTTAGTAAAGGTGGCGCATTAGAACAAGCCGTTACAAATTCATTAACTTTTGTTGGTGATGCCTTTGCCGTAATTGGTGGTAAGGAAGAAGAAGACGGATGGTTTATATTTAGTTGGGATGAAAACCTTGTTGAAAAAGGTGTTGATGCAGTTCAGGGTGCAGGAGAAGAACTTATGAACATTGCAACAGGATTAGAGACATTCCAAAAACTAATAGATCAAAAGGTAGATTGGGATAAGTTAAAAACATCAATTGTAAATTCAGTAACCTTTGTAGGAGATGCATTTTCTGCTGTTGGTGGAATGAAAGAAACTGATAGTAGTTTCTTTGGTTTAATAACATGGGATGAGAATTTAGTAGCGGAAGGGATAGATGCCGTTAAGGGTGCTGGGGAAGAATTAATAAACATTGCAAAAGGTATTGAGGCTTTTGCAGGTATAAAGAATCCAGCTAAAGTTGCAAAAAGTATATCTTCAATATTTAATAATATTGCAGATACATTCCAAAATCTTTATAACCCTGAAGACACAAGATCAAGAATGAGTCATTTTAGAGTTTGGATAACTAATTTGACTGATGCAGCCAAAGACAATTCATTGGCAAAGGCTGCTGATGATATGCAAGAACTTGTAAATGCTATTAATTCTACAGATATTTACAAAGCTGAAGCTTTAGGAAACTTATTTAAGGGTGCAGGTGAACTAAGTAGAAATCGTCGTGCATACAACGATTTATATAGAGCGGTTGAAGACATACGAGATCTCTTGGCAGAATCTGGCGGTGGCGGCGAAGGTGTACCTGGCGGTGGTGGCGAAGGAACTCCTCCAAAAGATTCTGGAAATTCTGCTGCATTCTCAAAACTTAATAGCACACTTAGCAGACTTAATTCTACGATGAGTTCTCTACCTGCAGCTATTCAATCTATTAAGATAGAAATTCCTGATTAAATCTTAAAACTAAGTCAATACTCTACTATATAAAATTAACAGAGAGTTAACGAAAATAGTATATTATGGCTA